TATATTTATACAGTCTCTTTAACCAAATGTCAAGAACTTTTTATATAGTCCAACTCTTTAATTGTTCTTGGGTAGGTTTCATATTCGGAAGTTTTTCTACCTTGCCACCTTTTGCTAAGAACTCTTTCATTTTCTCATCTAGCTCTTTCTGTTTTTCTTGCGGAGTCTTTTCAATCTCTCCTGCTAGATAAGGTCTTTTAATACCTAAGTTTGCCATAAATTGTTAGTCCTTTCTATATTAAAAATATAAGATTATTTATAACTTCATTAAACTACAATGTCAAGTTCTTTTTCAACTGATTCTTTAGTTAATTCTTCTTCTGGACGAATTGGTTCTAGCCATGTATCAGCAATATATGCTTTAGGACTAGGACCAAACAATATAGTGATATCGTCTCCTTCGATCCACCAATGATGATCTGTTACAGCACACTGACAAACCATACCTCTGAAATCAAACTGTTCACCTTGTTGAAACTTACCTATATATTCTGATACTTTAACAACACGGCCGATATTTTCAGGTCTTACTGAATAGATAATCCTAGCGTAGTCACCTTGTTTACATTTCATGTGTTCTCTTTTTCATTTCATATTTCTGTATTAATAATGATAAATCGTCAGTCTTAACTAGCCATCCGTTATCGTTTACTACAAATACATCACCTGGTTTATATAAGCCTTTGTCCATTACTTCAGTAGGTGTATCTCCTTTAACAGTAAAATTACTGCCTACTTGATCAATAGTGTAGTCCATCCATATCATAATTACATCTCCCTATAATATGTATTTACTATTGAGGATCACCTGCATAATAGCCTTTGGTTTTTAATTGCACTCTTGCTTTATCTATGTTAGTTTTTCGTTGCATAAGAATTACACTTAGGTTGCCGTTAGGTGGGAAGTCTTCTATAAAAATAAAGTCTTGTTCTGCATAGCCTTCGTTGCATATTGCACGTAAGGTTGCTACGGCATTAGGAGTAACATCATAGTCTAAGTTTAAGACAGCGATGTCATATGTATCATCCCATTCTTTTACAAGTCTTTTAACAACATTGTAAAAGCCGGATTGTATGTTTTCAAATAGAATTTTATTATCCATTACTGCACGTTTTGCATATGGACATCTAGGTAAGTTATTAAATCTTGGATTAGGTGTGCTAAGATCGTTTTCAATCCAAGCAATTATATTTTCTTTGTACATTAATTAAAAAATATCACCTTTGCGTTTCCTGCGATAATCATCACACAAGTTACTACATGTAATATTATCCAAAAGGTGCGAAAAGCCAGTGCCTTCTTTACATCTGATTGTGTAATAGGAAGGAATTCTGGCTTATCGTTATCGTCAATGCCTATCGGCATGCCAACAGTTCTAGCCCATAATTTAAGCCATCGCCGTTGACCTTGCATTACATTGCGTTCTTTTTCTCTTGGATTTCTGCTCTACGTGCTTTGGTAAGTTTACCTAAGTCACCTAATGCTTTACGGGCTCTTGTTGCCGCGGCCTTTACACCCTTATCTTCAAAAGTCTCTGCTTCTGCAAGATAGTTATTAAATGCCTGTACTATTTCTTCATGATTTGTCATATTGACTCCTTTAGTTAAGTTTTATACCTGTAGTACTTTCTGTATATTTGTCTGCCATCTCTTTTTCAGTTGAGGCTACACAGATTATGTTACGTTGGTTGAGTGTAAATTTCTCATCCTTAGTTGTAAACATATACGGAGCAAGTCCTACGCCGCCTTGTGTTGCTGTCAACATTAACGGCTTGTGTACTACAAGTTGGTTAGTGTCTTGAGATTCTAAACGAGCAACCATTTCCTCGCCTGAACTCAATTTGATACTGATTGTATCGCCTTTTTTTGCTGGTGTTTGTATTAACATTATTGTCCTACCGCATATCCTGTTCCGTTAAACCCAGTGTCTTCGATATATGAAAGTAATTGTTCATAACCGCCAACACACTGTTCTCCAATAAAAATTTGTGGAGCAGTTCTAGGAGCAGGTAGTCCTTTATCTTCAAACAACTGAAACAATTCAGCAGGTTGAATATCAGTTCCGATAGTCTTTTCAGTAAATGCAACACCCATATTTTTCAATACACCCTTGGCCTTCACACAACTTGGGCATGCCGGCTTTGAATATATTGTTACGTCTGGTTTTGTCATAGACTAAATCCTTTCAGTTTGTCTGTATCAACGTCTTGTTTTATACCACCAATGATATAAGATTCAACTTCTGTTTCTTGTGGAGCAACTTGTAGCCCTGAGCTACTTAACCAATGTTGTGTCCACGGTAAAGGATTTGTATTTACGGGAGCATCAAAGATTGTGTTAAATCCTAATGCTTTTAGTCTACGGTTTGCAATGTACTCAACATATTGGTTAAGCAGTGTTGCGTTTAGACCAATCATACTACCGTCTTTAAACAAATAGTCTGCCCAGTCTTTTTCTTCTGCAACACAGGTACGCCACATTTCGTAAACTTCTTCTTCACACTCCTTAGCAATTTTAGCCATCTCTGGATCATCTTTACCTTGTGCCCAAAGTTTAAGCACATGGGTTGACAATGCTAAGTGTTGTGCTTCATCCCTAGCGATAAGACTGATAATCTTAGCACTACCTTCCATAAGTTTTAACTCTCCGAAACCAAACGTACAAGCAAAACTTACATAAAAACGAAGTCCTTCTAAGATATTTACATTCATCATGGCAAGGTATAGTGCCTTTTTGACATCTTTCAGTTTGCCTTCTTTACGATGAAAGTAAGCATCTGCTAGATTTGTAAATTTATCATAGTTTTTAGTTACACTTGTTGCTCTAGCGATAATCTTTTCATCATCTAGAATAGTGTCAAATACTTCTGCAGGATCTGCATAGACATTTTTCATTATATGTGTGTAACTGCGACTATGGATAGTTTCAAAGAAGTCCCAGGTAACAACGCATCCTTCGAGCTCAGGTAATGATACATGCGGCAAGAATGCCAAACACGGACCACGTCCTTGAACACTATCAAGTAATGTTTGATACTTCAAGTTAGCAGTAAAGATGTGTTTCTGTTCAGGACGAAAGTTAGCAAAGTCTGCTCTGTCCTTTTGTAGAGATACCTCTTCAGGTCTCCAAAAATATCCTAGCATAGTTTGATTTAATTTATCAAACACTGGAAATTTAAACACATCGTATCGTTGTGTATTTTGATCTGCTCCGAAGAACATATCCTGCTTTGTGAAATCAACCTTTTCTTGATTGAATACTGTTTTACCCATTGTCTTTTCCTTATATCTCTCTGTATTATACTACAAGTATTGTGTAATGTCAACCTTTAAATTGCACAAGCGTCACAATATTCTTCGTATTCCTCGTCCGAACCTTTAAAATTATCACGTTCGACCGGGCCCTCTTTAATATTATCGTGCCAACCTACATTGTGTGCTGGCTCGTCGATCAGTTCACTTGGATCAGTTTTATAATCGTAAGTGTTTTGATAGTAACTTGTTTTCCAACCTAGTTTATAAGTTGTCAACATGTCATTTATCATTTGACTCATAGGCACTTCATTGTTCTCAAAGTGCGTTGGATTGTATGACCAGTTACCGCTGATAGCTTGATCGAAAAACTTCTGCATAACTGCTACAATATTAATATAGCCTGTGTTATTAGGCATATCCCAAAGTAAAGTATAATGATTCTTTAGCGTTTGATACTGTGGAACAATCTGCTTAAGAGGCCCTTTCTTGGACTTCTTAACGGACAAGTAGCCTCTAGGAGGTTCGATTCCATTTGTTGCGTTCGACACAACGGAACTGCTCTCCGATGGCATTTGTGCGGACAAAGTTGAGTGCCTGAGCCCGTGTTCCTTGATATCATGTCGTAAAGCGTCCCAATCATACTTTAACTTTATATTGCATACTTCATCTAGATCCTTCTTATATGTATCTATAGGAAGGATTCCGTCTGCGTATTTAGTACGATTGAAGTATTCACAAGCACCACGTTCTTTTGCAAGTTTATTACTTGCTTTTAACAAGTAGTACTGGAACGCTTCTGTAAGCTCATGCACTTTAGTCAATGCTTTCTTATCACCGTACATGACTTGATTCTTTGCAAGATAGTGTGCAAGTCCAATATAACCTACTCCTAATGAGCGTCTTGCTTTTGTACTAATCTCAGCCGCTTTGATTGGATAGCGTTGGTAGTCAATAATTTCTTCTAATGCTCTTACTGCTAGTTCACATAAGTCTTCTAGGTCATCTAGTTCTTTTAATGTACCTACGTTAATAGCACTAAGAATACACAATGCAATCTCTCCGTCTGGATCATCAATATGATTAAGTGGTTTAGTTGGTAGTGTAATCTCTTGGCATAAGTTACTCATGTATACTGTGTCTTTGAATGAGCTGTGTGTATTACAGTGATCAACATTCATAATATAAATGCGTCCTGTTTCTGCACGTTCTTTAATCAATGCACTAAACAGATCCATTGCCGAAACAGTTTTCTTTTTAACACTTGTCTTACGTTCATATGATTCATACATTTCTTTAAATGCATCAGCATCACCAAAGTATGCTTCGTACAAACCTGGTACATCGTGTGGCGAGAATAAAGTTATGTCGCCTCCGGATAACAATCTTTCATACATAGTTTTATTAAGCTGAATTGAATAATCTAACTTACGTACACGATTGTCTTCTGTGCCTTTGTTGTTCTTTAGCACAAGTATGTCTTCAATCTCTTGATGCCAAAACGGGAAGTGTGTAGTAGCACTTCCGCCACGTACACCATTTTGTGTACAACAACGTACCGTGCTTTCAAATTTCTTTAGGAACGGGACTATTCCTGTGTGTGCAACTTCTCCTCCTCGGATTTTGCTGTTGACTCCGCGGATACGTCCTGCGTTAATACCGATACCAGCTCTTTGAGCTGTGTATCTACCGATGGACATGTCTGACGCAAAGATCGAATCGAGTGTGTCGTCACTGTCAACAAGCACACAAGA